CCTTTACAGTCATCATATATTTATAATCATAACATAGTCATTACTTTCTTTCTAGCACCACCACTAAAGTGAAGAAAGTTTGCGTTAGGAAAGTCTCCCAATAAAAGGTTCCCTCTTATAGAATTTGCACCAGTCCAATTCCATTTATTGTCAAGTTCAGTAACTCTATCTATTAATTTATGTTTTGTCAAATTTAATATCCACCACATCTCATCGAGAAAGATAAGTTGACGTGTACTTTTCTCTGGTGGATTAAATGCACTGAACGAATCAAACTTCTTTCTAAGTTCTTTTCTAGCATTCTTTGACAACATCAATACGCCAGTGTTATACCACCTTATTTGCCCATCGTCAAAATATGTAATCTCTACGTTATGGGCATCAAAGCATTGATGTATTTCTTTCCACGCACTACTGTTTCGTACGGAAAATTTGGGATAGAAATTGCCACTAGGTTCCACTCTCTCTGGCATACAAAGAATGTCACCGTCTATTTTAAATATATTATCCACCATCCCGTATGGGTAAACGTCAGAGTCAACATATAGTATCTTATCATACTGATCGAAATATGGATCTAAGAACAATCGATATCTCTCATAGTATTCTGGATACTTCAGACCAGTATCTTCAAGTTGCGTCTCCCCATTAAACATATACTCTACATCATGCACATGTGCATATGTAATAAAACCACGTTGGGATATCTTAACGTGGTTTGGTTGTTTACCTTTAGGAATGTTGGTTTGGTATATTAAGTTCTTCATGCCATAAAATAATTATCTGCAATACTTCCACTCATCATATAGTGTTTCTTGCATACGATATGCTTGTCGCTCCCAAGGTTGTTTGCTGTATGGTGTGTTGGTGTAGTCTCTACCCTTCCATGCCAGTTTACCATTACAATATGCTTTTGCAACACCACTCGCATACTGCCAAACATGAACCATCTCATGTATGATGCAAGTTACGAAATCATCTTCTTTCTCGATAGTTTTGTCGATCTCAATCTGAAACTCCCTATTAGTTACTGACAAACAATAACCTTCCGCATCAGGAATCTTTTTAAGATTGACTTCGATATCAAGAGTTTTGTATCGTGGCATCAACCGTTGAATGCACCAGTTAACAACATCTTCGACCAACTCACGCTGTTTCTTTCGACCACCGTAAATGTAAATGTCATTCATTTGTTGCTTCTCCAATTATTGCTTATTTAAACCAAGAAAACCGACACCGACCAAAATCAGACCGGCAATACAGAAACCAAAAATCTCTTGAATCGTAAGAGCATTTTCAGGACATGCCCCGTCACAGTCAGAACCGACTGCTCCCATCATCACTAGAAAACCACCAATAATAAGACCCAAACAAACACCTTTAACCATCGTTCAATCTCCTTTTCTCAACTTACAGATCAATTATACCAGATCTGATAGTAAAGTCAAGAGAAAAGTGAAAATTAAATTTGTTTAGAATCAATGACTTAGAAATTATTTTAGTTTTTTTGCCTCGTTTGGCATACGGGAATCCTTAGTATAGGTCTCAATACCATATGTTGCGCACAATTCTTTATATTGTTCGATCTCTTTCTCGTTGTATGGAAATTTGATCATTTGCCAACAAATCCAAACACCCATCTCTCTACCCAGTATCATTGCATTGAAAACTGAATCGAAATCTGTGTTTACACGATATTTGTTTGCCGACTCTTGTGTTGTACCATCTAGTCCAAAGATCCATGCAATTCTTTTCGATTTTGAGAATGCTTCCTTCCACCACTCTAATCTTTTACCAGAACCATTAGTGCTTACTATCATCCGTCCTCTATCTCTTTTGTAAAACATATCTAAGATATCAAGAAATTTTGGATGATATATTGGATCAGACACATTACCGCACAATTGAATGCTGTTAGAGAACTCTAAGATTTTTTTAAAGTCTTCTAATGGCATATCACGATATTGTTTTATGAGAGACTTGCCTTCATCAGTTTCTCTCATACACAATGGACACTGCAACCTACATCTATAGGTAACCTCCACTTGCATGGAGATTGTTTTTTTAGATTCTTCTATGTATTCTTCGTACCGCATTTTGCTCTACATATTGGTGCAGGATTATCTCCCTCCATACGCTTATGGAATTGTATCCATGGTGGTGAATAGAATATGTCTTCAATGGATTGCACATTTTCAACCTTTAACTTATCGTCGTAGAACCCTTTTGCCTTGAACCATTTATTGTGCGAAATGCACCAACAGCAAGGCAAAAGATGACCAGTACCTGTATAAAAAACTCCCTGTCTCCACTCACCACCCTCATCAGATGGTGTGACATACTTTTCTTTACATCTCGGTTTTAGTTTTATCATATCTTTAGTCCACTAAAGTTTTTTCTCCCCATAGTTTTAGTTGCCCATTTCATTTGATCTTCCTCTTTTGCACGAGCACCATATGGAGATTTGTCAAACAGGGGTTTGTCGTCGTCCATCACATCTTCCTGTGCTGTTTGCTCCACATCATACAAACGCATCTTAGCACGATCGACTCCAACAACAAACCTCTTATATACATTAGGATCACCATAACGATTCTTCAACTGCTTCACCATCATCTGTCCAAGTTCTTCAAGTTCTTCTGAACTGATCAATGCAAACATGAAGTCAGCAGTGGCAGGTAAACCAAACGATTCGGATGTGTCCTCAAGTCCAACATCTGAATTAGAATAACCTGAACGAGTAGTCTGTGTTGCAGACACTACTGGAACATTGAACTCTACTGCGAGTCCACGTAACTCTTCAGCAATTGCTTTCACAAGTGTATATGAGTTTACCTGTGCACCAGAACGAATACGACTAGACATACAGATATTTAGGTAATCAATATAGATGATATCTGGTTTGAATTGCTTTTTGAGTTTTAGTTCATTGAGTAGATGTCGGAAGTGACCAGACCCAGCACTGGCAGTTGGATACTCTTTAACGATTAGTTTGCCAGAAGTCTTACCTTTAATATTCTCGATCTTTTTGTCGTACAATGGTTTGGGTATAGTCGACAGTTCATCCAACGTAACATTCAATATATTAGCATCGATACGTTCAGCAATCTTTTCCTCTGCCATCTCCATGGTGATGTATAAAACATTCTTACCATCCAAAAGATTTGCTGATGCCATGTGACACATTGCCAACGACTTACCAACACCAGTTCCAGCAAGGATAATGTTTAGGGATTTCTTAGGGATACCACCCTTAGTAATTTTGTTAAGGTAGTCCAGATCAAACGGAATGCGCTCTTCAACACGATGATAAAAATCAAAACGATCGTCAGAATTATCAAACAAGTCATGCCCAACACTAGGATCAAAGGATACAGCAAGTGCATCGCTAAGAAGAGTAGGAATTGTTCCTTTATCATCTTTGTCTTTTCCATCGATGATAGATATGGACTGCATGATTGCGTTGTATAATGCCTTCTCTTGGCAAAATTTTTCAGTCTTATCAATTAACCATTCCCTGTCGGTCTCGCCTTCTACTGTCAGTTCCCCAACCAATTTACTGCAAGTAGTGAATTCCTCATCATTGATCTTTGGATTATTATCCAGTTCAATGATTAATGCTTCTTTGCTTGGGAGTGAGTTATATTTATCAATAAAACTAGCGATCTCTTCGTAAACAACCTTATCGATTCTCTCACGAAAATACTCTGACTTTAGGTGTGGTAGTGATCTACGTGCATAGTCTTCGTCATTCAGTAGGTGTTTCAGTATCACCAGTTCCGTTTTGTTCATTTTGCTCCTCTGCTCTCTTCAAGTATTCTTCTACTAGTTCAGTTAATATTGGACCAATTATACTCTTAAACTCTTCGCTAGTCAAGTCTTGTTTCTTTGGATTCTCGATAGTGATCGTGTTAAATACGAGCATAACATCACTACCGTCTTCCTCAAACTTAACTGTATCGTATTGATAAACTACTCCAGAGTATTCACCTTCGACTAACTTAACGCACCAGTGTTTGTCATGAAATCCCTTTGGATGTTCAATCAATTCATACTTTGTTATTTTCATATTTGTATAACCCCTATAACCCAATTCTCTGCAGTATCCTCCGCAAACACTAGTGAATGATTGCTGAGATCACGTTCTTCCACAATTTTTAAATTATCGACCAACACAACAATTAGTTTATCATCTTCTTTGTGTACAGATGCTCTGCGAAGAGAATATTCGCCTGACCCATAAAACTCACTCAACAGTGCCATCTTCAAGTTCCTCTTCTATCATTACGTCCTTTTCTGGTTTTCCGTACTTGAACTCCTGATTTGCGCACTTTTCGAGTTGTTCCATGAGTGGAGCAAAATACTTTTCTGGGTCTTCATTGATGTTTTTTCCGAAGACTTTTGTTCCGTCTGGTAGTTCGTAACGAGTAGACACTTTTTTGATGACATTATATTTCTCCGCTAAGTCAAGTAAACCATAGTAACGATCGAGACCTTTATCATAAGATAGTTTGACCTCAACCTTCTTATTCTCTTTAGTGAATCTAGATTTATGCATAGTGACTTTGATGATATTACCGATAACATCAGTACCATCTTTGTCTTTCTTCTTACCTAGCATAGCAATTGAAGAAGCAGCATATTTTAGACCAGAACCGCCAGAGATCTCTTTAGTTGGAATGTATGCACCTACAACATCATAAACATGGTTAGTAACAAGCAGTGGAACATTCGCTTTTGCTAGTTTGAGAGAGAGGACACGAAATGTTCCTCGCAAGAGTTGTGCTTTAGTCATGTCTCTTGCCTGCTTGCCACTTTCCACGTCTTCGAGTTCTTTCACAGATGAAAGCATACCCAAAGAGTCGAGAACCATCATCATTGGTGGTTTCTCATTCCCATCGTTATAGGAATCCAACATTCGTACTGCGTTTGTACGAAACTCTTCAATCGATTGTGGTTCAGAGATAACGACACGTGAAATATCAATATCTCGATCTTCCATCATCGACTTTGTAACTGCTGCTTCGGTGTCGAAATAAATCACACCACCTTCTGGATTGTCCTGTAAGAACTGTCGAATAACTCCTAATACAAAGAAGGTTTTACCAGTTGCCGACTCTCCAGCAAATGCAGTGATTTTATTGTTCGGAACACCTCCATACAGACTACCACTTAATGCGGCATTTAAAATATATGAACCTGTGTCAATACTACCACTAAATTCAGAACTGTTCTTTCCTTCTGCTAGAACATCAGTGTTATCAATACCAGAAATAATATTATTCAAAAAAGTCATTTTTGTTTATCCTCTCCCTCTATTTCATTTATCATCTGATCTCTAGTTTGCGAGAAACAGAAATTAATAACTGCACGATTTTTTGTATATAATGGATACTCATGTGTATGAATTATATCAGAATCAAAAAGTATTGCAGATCCTTTCTTTGGCGTAAATCGACTTCTCTCAGTTAACTCTTCTGGAGTTTTCGATATGACATTATTATATCTCTCGTTGTATATAATAGTATCGCCATCAGCAGAGTCGACATAATATAACAAACTTTTAAATCCTGGTCGTTTGTGATCAACATGTGGTTCAGCAATCTTACCCTCCCACGACTCTGGTTTCTTGAGTGTTAGATTTGCTTTAACACGATTGAATTCTCCAATAGATGATTCTGGTACTCTATCAAACATGAAAAAAATCAATCCGCTAAACAGATCTAAAAACTTAGTCAACAGGACTTCTTGTGGAGCAGAGATGTGCCAAATATTACTAGTCATCTGCCCTTCGTCTTTTATCTTGTCAGCAACACCACTAAACGAATTAATATAGTGCTGAAATATTTCTTCACTCTTTGCAGTATTGTCGGAGTACCGCCAACTAAATGCTTCAGAGTAAATCACATTTTGTAGTCTATCAGCAAACTGGTCAGGAACCAAGTTTGGAATATGAATCAAATCTTTCATTAATATCTCCATTACAATATTCAAACATTATACTCTACTACCCATTAATTGTCAAGTATTATATACCGAATCAAGTTTATCTCTGAACTGTTCAATTTTTGCTAGACGATCTTTACCGTCCCACTTGATGTAATCTTTGTCTGGGTTTGCAGCAAGATTGTTTAGCAGTGGCATAATCATATTATAAAGTGTGTCACATTTCTTTTGCATGCTATCAAGATTACTAGTCGTTACTTGTGCTTCTGTAGTGACCTTTTGGACAATGTCAAGTTCGTCCTCATTCACCATTGTGAAACCAAAATCGAAATCGCTCATTTCTTTACTCCGAAATTAATGTGCTTGTACCACAAACGTTCGTGTAGATAGTACAAAACAGTTTTAGTTAAAACTTCGACACCGCCAATCAGCGCACCAAGTTCAATACTACCAGTAACCAACCAACCAATCAACATAGTATCTAATGTGCCAGTGACACGCCAAGTGATTGCTTTTGCTAGATGTCGTTTACGAGTTACCTCACTCATGAGAAAAAGTCCTCCAATGTTGCTACATGTTCTGCCTTCCAACCGATCTTGTCTAGAACGACTCGAATCGGTTCTAGGAATGCTTTCTCAAACTGCATGTCATAATTTATATACTTATCCATATCAAATTGTTTAGGAAGTGTACTAATGATACTCAACACGTTCTGCCCTGCTGGATTTGGTTCCTTCATGTAGCAGAACTTGATCTTCTCACCATCCTTAATAGTCTGGAACCTCTTAGTCAATCCATTCTTGTATAGCATATAGTTGTAGACAAGACTCCCACGAACATGGATTGGTGTAGACTTCTGTATGTCCAATTCTTTCGGGTCGTTGGTGTACTTAGACAACTCATTCACAGATCTTGGGAACGCAATTTCCTCGAAGGGAAGAGTCTTGAATTCTTGTTTGAAGTTCTGAATGAACTCCTGTACCGTTGCCTCATCTTCATTCATGATCAGATTGAACGACTGCTTCATCTTCTCACGACATGCTGAAGGTGTTGAGGATTTAATTGCTTCAATGCCCATCATTTTGAGTTTGGGTTCAGCATAGCGAACACCTTCTGAGTCGTGGACATTAAGAATGTATCTCTTCTTTGCGGTCCACACACCCTTATCTGCAATCACCTCTCGCTTCATGAACATCTTCTGCTCATAGGCATTCATTAGATCAGCAAGATCTTGATAACTCTTATCAATAAAAGGTTCAATCTTCTTCTCAGCGACTCTGTCAAGGAAGTCCACAACCCTCCTCTTATGATCACTCTCTGACTCATCTTCTCCCTTCGGACACACTTTATTAACCAGTCCGTCAAAAGTGATGTATACTGAGTCTGTATCCGATGCCAGTACATAATCAAACTCCTCTGTCTCAAGCAAATTATTTAGATACTCATTCAAACGATTCTCAATCCAACGGATCGATAACTGACCAGAGAGAGTGATTGACTCTGCCATGCGTACATCAAAAAATCGAAAGTATTGGTTTCCAAGTGCCCCGTAAGCAGAGTTCAATTGAACCTTCTTTGCCAATTGCATGTTTTTGTACTTAGATATCTTCTTCGACCACTTCGGATCCTTTGTCTCTTCGTATTTCTTCTGTGCCTCAATCATCTTCTTCTTGTAGATGACTCGGTCATCATACATACGTTGCATCATCTCAGGTAGGAATCCTTGGCGATTTCGGACATAGTAATGTCCATTTGCAGTCAGAACACGATCTTTCGGATACTGGGGGGTCTGTTTGTCAAGTAACCCATCCACAGAAACATCAGAGAAAGCACCCTCAATGAAAGTGTCTGGACTGATGTTATACTGCATAATCAAGTGAGGATAGAGTGAGTTCAAGTCAAACGACATAACCCACTTATGCATGCCAACCTGCGGATCCTTCACATAGGCACCAGCGTATTGGGCATCTTTCTTTCTGTCGCTCTTTGGTGGGATGACTATCTTCTGATCATACAGATAGTTATGAATCAATGTATCCCACATACGCACCTGAGTCATACAGTCAGCATAGTTCACTTTCGCATCATATGCAATCGTGAGTGCCTGTTCGATCAGACGCATCTTATCCTCTAGCATCTCGACAAGTTCAACGTCACGGATGTTGTAGTCAATGAACTTTTGATAATCAGTCTTGTATAATTGGTGTAGTGTCTCCACCTCAGAGTAATCCAACTTACGTTCATTCAATTCTACGTTTGCAATATGATCGAGTCTGTACGATTCTTGCATAGAATATGTAAACTTACGATATAAATCCAAGTAGTCTAAAGTAGACATGCCAACCAATTCAAACGCAGTGTTCGGTCTGTTGTGAATCGTTATCGTTCGTTGCTTCAAGAATCCACATGGCGAGAGTCGTTTGGCATCTTGCTCACCTAAAACTTTATTCATGCGATT